AAGATACAGTAGCATCATCTTTCCAATCTAATTTTACATCAACACAAAACTCAGGCTAATATTATGCAACTACCTTTTGGCGAATGGTTGCCAGACCAACCAGCTCATTTGAATCCAGGCGCAACAGTAGCAACTAATGTGTACCATGCACAAACAAGTTATAAACCAGTTAAAGGTTTGGTAGCTTATAGTGGTGCATCAACTGTTACACAAAATGCTAAAGGTGCTGGTAGTTTTAGAGATAATACAAATACAGTATTTACTTTTGTTGGTACTAAAGACAATATTTATAAATTAACATCTGGTACTTTTGCTAGTGTTAAAGGTTCATGTACTATTAGTGGTACAGATACAGATTTTTTTACATTTACACAATTTGGCCAATTTATAATTGCTAGTAATGGCAAAGATGCGCCAATGTATTACTTAATGGGTACATCAACTAATTTTGCAACACTGCAAAGCCTAGCTACTTCAACTGGCTCAGGTACAGTACCAGCTAAATTTAAAGTAAGTGGTGTAGTAAGAGATTTTTTAGTGACTGGTAATATTGAAAATGCCAAAAACAGAGTACAATGGTCAGGTTTAAATGATATTAGTACATGGGAAAGTGGTGTTAAATCATCTGATTTACAAGACTTACCTGGTAGTGGTGGGCAAGTAGTAGCCATAACCTCAGGTGAGGTTGGTTATATTTTTAGGCAGGATCAAATAACAAGACTAGATTTTGTTGGTGGCTCAACTGTATTCAGATTTTCTGTATTAAGTCCAAATAGGGGCGCAGTATATGGCCAGACTGTTTGCCAGGACAACAGGCAAGTCTTTTTTTATGCTAGTGATGGATTTTTTCAGTTAAATGGTGATCAAGTATTACCTATTGGGGCAGAAAAAGTTAATAGATTTTTTGAAAGCGATTTAAACAAAGCTTATACAGATAGAATTACAAGTGCAGTTGACCCATTTAATACTTTAGCTATTTGGTTATACCCATCAAAAGATAATCCAAATACTACTGGTGTTTGTGATAAACTTTTAATTTATAATTATGTAACTCAAAAATGGTCAATTGCTAAAGTTAAAGCATCACAAATTTTTAAACAATTTGTAATAGCTAACACAGTTGAATTAATGGATATTGTAAGTGAAAACTTAGATGATATTAATATTTCACTGGATACAGATTTTTGGACAACAGGACATTTATATTTAGGTGCTATTGATGAAAATTTTAAAGCGGCTATTTTTTCTGGAACTACTTTAGAGGCAGAAATAGAAACTAAAGAAACTGAAATATTCCCAAATGCTAGAGCTGATATAACTGGTATTAGACCAATAGTTGATGCAAGTGCAAGTGTAACTGTAAAAACAAGAGATAGATTAGCTGATGCGGTTACAATATCTGCATCAAGCTCAATGAATAACTCAGGCATTAACCCTGTAAGACAATCAGGTAGATACATGAGAGCAAATGTAAAAATACCAGCTGGAAGTATTTGGAATCATGCACAAGGAATAGATTTAACAGCATCGCCAGGCGGTAATAGATAATGGCCGATACAATAGATATAGATAATGTTCGTTACTCAATTGAAACACAAGAATTTTTTCAAAGACAGATTGAAGAGGCGGTCAATACATTAATTAACAAAAATAATACTGAAAGCGATAAGGCTTTTAGTTGGTTTATGAATTAGGAGAATAAATGTCAGGAATAAAAGATTATAGAATAGTACAAGCAAACAACACTTCTTTAAATGGAATTGATGTTGCTGAGGGTATGTTACCTAGTAACCTAAACAATGCTATTAGAGCTTTAATGGTTAATGTTAGGGAGTGGTACAATGACTCAGAGTGGGTAATTTATGGTGATGGCGATGGTGCTTTTACCAGTGCTTATGTTAGTGCATCATCTTTTACAATTAATGGATCTGATGTAACTGCTATTTATCATACTAATAGAAGAGTTAAAGTTTATTTAGGCTCATCTGCGGTTTATAGATATGGAACTATTTCATCATCTTCTTTTTCAACAAACACAACAGTAAATGTTACTTGGGATAGTGGAACTTTATTAAACGAAACTTTAACAATTTATTTAGGGGCTCTTTCAGCTACAAACAATTCAATACCACCTAATGTTTTAATACCAGCTGATAACTCAATTAGTACAGCTAAATTAGTTAATGGTGCGGTTACAGCTGATAAACTTGCATCAACTTTAGATGTAAGTGGTAAAACAATTACTTTACCAGATGGCAATATATCATCTGCTAAACTAGCAACAGATTCAGTAATTACTTCTAAAATTTTAAACTCAAATATTACAACAGCAAAAATAGCTGACTCAAATATTACAACTGCCAAGATTGCAGATGATGCTGTAACAATTGGTAAAATTGCAGATGCCGCAATAGTTACAAACTCAGAGCAATCAGGCCATACACCTAATGATACTACTTTTTATACAACATCAGCGGCAGACACTAGATTTTTAAATAAAGATACATCAGAGTTAATTAACTCAACTCAAACCTGGTCAGACAGTAATGATTTTATTGCAACAACTGCGGCCATATCAAATAGAATTACAAACCTAGTAGATGAAGTTGGTGGCTTTGTACCAATAGCTAATGAAACTAGCTTTCCAAATACTAACCCAGATATACTTGATGGTGCTGGTACTATTGTTAGTGTAGCAACTTTAGCATCAAGTCATACCGCAAATGGTAGTGGTGTTATTACAATTGCAAATGGTACAGTTGGAAACTCAACAGTTACTTTAAATAATTGCGGTGCTAATGCAGTTTTAGCCGCTGGTTTTGGTATATTAGTTGAGTCTACTACAACAAACCATACTTACAATTTTCACAGATTAGTACCAAAAGCAAATGATGTATCAACTTTAGCTGGTATCTCAAGTGCAATAACTGGTGTAAATAATATTTCAAGTGCAGTTACATCTGTAAATAATAATAGTGCAAATATTAATACAGTAGCAACAAATATAGTTTCAGTTAATTCTTTTGCTAATACCTATTCGTTTGGATCATCAAATCCATCATCAGGTATGTCAGCTGGGGATCTTTTTTTTAATACTACCCAAAATATACTTTATGTTTTTAATGGGTCGTCATGGCAAAATGCTGGGTCAAGTGTAAATGGAACATCACAAAGATTTACTTACACAATTAGTGGTACACCTACAACAGTAACAGGCAACGATAATAATGGGAACAGTCTTAGTTACGATGGCGGTTTCATAGATGTTTTCTTAAATGGGATCAAGCAAGTAAATGGAGTTGATGTAACTGTAACCTCAGGCACAAGTGTAGTTTTTGCAAGTGCTTTAGCGGCTGGTGATATTGTTGACCTGGTTGCTTATGGTACATTTAATGTTGCCGCACTTAATGCTGGAAATATTTCAAGTGGAACTTTAAACAATGCTAGACTTCCATCAACTATAAGCGATAAAACAATACAAGCATCTACACCATTAACTGTTAAAGGCGATGGATCAAGTGCTGATGGAAAATTAGTTTTAAATTGTAGTCAAAATAGTCATGGTGTGGGCATACAAGCACCCCCTCATAGCTCAGGTGCTACATACACACTTATCTTACCAGTTAATACAGGATCAAGTGGCCAGGTATTAAGTACAAATGGATCTGGAACTTTATCTTGGATTGCTCAACCAACTGGCGAAACAAAACCAACAATAGCTAATGTAAGTCAAACTATTGCACCAAGTTCAGCTACAACTATAAATATTACAGGAACTAATTTTAGTGGAATACCAACAGTAGAATTTATTAAATCAGATACAGGGGCTATTACAAGTGCTAACACTGTAAGTTTAACTAATGCAACTACACTATCTGTTAATTGCACATTGGCCTCAGGCACTTATTATGTAAGAATAGAATTAGATGATGGTAATGCCGCAAGAAGTGCAAATGCAATTATTACAGCATCTACTGCGCCATCATTTAGTACAAATGCTGGATCTTTAGGTACATTTGCTGGTAATTTTTCTGGTACACTTGCAACAATTGCAGGATCTTCAGATAGTGCTATTACTTTTGCTGAAACAACATCAGTGTTAAGTGGTGCTGGTGTTACCCTAAATTCATCTACTGGTGCTTTAACTACATCAGATTTTGGTGGGTCATCAACTACACCCACCACTTACACATTTACATTAAGAATCACAGACCAAGAGGCACAAACAACTACTAGACAATTTAGTATGACTTCTAGTTTCGGTGCGACTGGATCTGGACAATTCAATTAACAATTTTAAGGAGATTTAACTAATGGCTAATACATATTTAACACACACAACTTCAACACCTACAAATGGTAAAAAATATACTTGGTCTGCTTGGGTAAAAAGAAGTCAGTCAGGTTCTCCTAATTATATATTTAGTGAATATCGTACTGGAAATGACAGAGATGAATTTGGTATAATGAATAATAATTTTTTTAGATGGGAAAGTTTAAATAGTGGTAATAATGTTGCTTATTTGCAAACCAATAGAGTTTTCAGAGATAGTAATGCTTGGTATCATTTTGTTTTTGCTTACGACAGTACTTTAGCAACTTCTACAGATAGATGGAAATTTTATGTAAATGGAGTTCAAGAAACTTCATTTTCAGCATCTATGTATCCTGCACAAAATGCTGAGGGTAGTATAAATATTGCTGGTATAACACAAAATATAGGTCAAAGAGGTGGTAATTATGGTTATTGGGATGGTTCAATGAGCCATTTTCATTTTTGTGATGGTCAAGCTTATGATGCATCAGCATTTGGAGAAACAGATGCAACAACTGGAGAATGGAAAATTAAAACTTCTCCAAGTGTTACTTATGGAACTAATGGTTTCTTTATTCTTAAAGATGGTAATTCAGTAACAGACCAATCTGGTAATAGTAATAACTTTACAGTTGGTGGTACACTTACAAAAACAGAAGATTGTCCAGACAATGTTTTTGCTACAGGTAATACTCTTATAACAACAGGTTCACCAACTTTTTCTAATGGTAATAATACTTTTACTCAATCTGGTGCAAGTTGGGT